GTACCGGAACTTCCACTACTTCCTGATGTTCCACTTGAACCAGACGAACCACTCGTTCCACTTGAACCTGACGTACCGGAACTTCCACTACTTCCTGATGTTCCACTTGAACCAGACGAACCTGAGGTTCCACTACTTCCTGAACTACCACTAGTGCCACTTGTTCCTGATGAACCTGCTGCACTAAACACAGACCAAAACGCTGGTTCTATTGGAGGTAATTTATTTGTATTAGGTTGTATTGCTACATATGATTGTCCGTTATAAGTTACTACATCATTTAATGAATAACCACTACCCGCGTTCCAATTACCTGTGAACACAAATCCAATACCACTGGTTCCTGATGAACCTGACGTACCACTTGATCCTGCGGTCCCTGAACTTCCTGACGTACCTGAGGTACCTGACGTTCCTGATGAACCTTGAACTGTTACTCCATTAACGGTAAACGATCCTGAGATATTAACTTGTGTTAAACTCATTTGTAATGGACTATCAGAACCATCACCCGCTTCTACTGTTTGTAAAGTACTGGTTAAACCCGTAGCACTATTGGTCATCTTTAAGAGACCCTGAAAACTACTACTTACATATAAATTTGATAAACTACCCATGTTATATTATATTAATTTTGTTTTATACATCTTCCCATTGTTCTTTTACATTCTTCCATAACCTATCAACTTGTTCCCATGTTAAACCTGGACTGAAACTTGATACAGGTAATACACATCGGTTATAATCAAATTTCTGTTGTATTGTTACTATTAAACTCCATCCACCCAATTCTGTTTGTGTTTCCTGTAATATTGGACTGAGTGTTGCGTTCCATAATACCTCATAGTCTGACAAATATGTCTTAGCATAAAAGTCTTTCATAATCTCTAAGGTATCTGATAATACGTCCTGTTGGTTTGATAAGTCATCTTCAATCCTATCTAAACATCTTACATCAAAGTTTATATCAAACTGATTTTGATTAAGTGTGGTTGTCTCAGGTAAAAAATATAAACGTGGATACAATGGTTCCACTTTTGTTTCAATATCGTCTATTAGTTGTGTTACATCACCGAACCCATAACTATTCACCTGTTCGTGTGCTAGTGCAAAGTTCTTCCAATCCTTTAATATCTGATAATAAGAACTAAATGATTCATCTTGACCAAAACCATAATTATCTACAATAGGTAAATTACATGAGTTATAGTCAAATGGAACTGTTAGTTTGAGATGTAATGTATGACCACCGAGAATGGTATTAAACCTTTCTGTAAATGGAACAACCTCAGGTGACCACTCACCTACCGCTATCTTACTAAAATCTCCTGTCTCATATGTATATGATTGATAAAATACTGTAAATATATCTGACGCTAATTCTAAGGTATCAGACATTACCTCCTCCAAATTTGATAAGTCATCCTCCACTCTATCCATAAACACAATACCGAAATTATAATGTATATGATTCTGATTGAACTGTACTTGTTCAGGTACCACATACATACGTGGATATAACGGTTCTTTCTTGGTCTGTATATCGTTGGTAATCTGTGTGTAATCACCCCACCCGAATGATCTAATCTGTTCGTGGTGGTACGCAATACTACTGAAATAGGTTAATAATTGTTTATAGTTTATTGTACTCATCTAATATTAAATATAAAGTTTATTAAAACGTATCCTGAAATTAACCTCTTTTTTGTGCCTCTTTCATTAACCTTTCCTGTTCTCTATCGTATTGAACGAGATAAGATAATTGATTTAATACCTCAACTAAATTTTTTTCATATATAAGGTCGTGTTTTCCAAAATCATTTCCAGCAATTTTGTTTGTGACAATGAACCAACCGAACGTTTTCTGAAAAGAATAATGAAGATTATCTTCCTCATCTTCCATATTAGTTTTATCTTGGTCCATAATGGTATTTTCGTTATCAAAGATGTTTGGATATAAAGTGAATATTTCGTTGCGAAGTTGATAAAAAAAAACTGTGCACCTAAAATGTACTTAACGTCTAACTTCTTTTTGAACAGTTCTGCACGTTCTTTCATCTTATTAACGTCATACTTTTCAATATCAAAATCATGTTCTGACCTTTCCTTAATAATTGGTCTATACATTATTGCTGCAAGTATGTGTAATAGATTTAATACCTCGTCAGTTTTCTTGGTACTGATGGTATCCATATCCACAAACTCAGCGTAAGTTAAATCCCTCCAATTTGGAAAGAAACCATACTTAACACCATCAATCTCAAACTTATCTTTAAACTCAGGTTTTTCTAATGGTATTAAGGACATTATATAACTTGATATATAATTTACCTGTTGTGCATCACACATTAATAAATCCTCCGTAGGACAATTTGTAATTTCATTTATTATTCTTGCTGCGAAGTAATCTTCACTTAACAAATCTTTCTGTTTGAATATCTTTACATAATTCTCAATTGAGATGAAATTATCTACTTGATATTCTTTTTCTTCTACTTTAAACTTTATCATATTATCTAAAATTATTTATTGACGTGTAATTACTACCACCGACTATACCAATTGCGTAACGTCCTGACGCCTTTTGGTTCTTTATTTCAAAGTACATTCTCATCATCATTGCGTCAGATAAGTCAGGTGATTTACCGAGTATCTTCTTCATCTCATCTTTTGATTGTACTGCAACCTTATTATCCTTATCTATATCTTTTAATTTTACTGCCAGTAACTCCTGTGTTAATTCATCTACCACCGATGGGTCCAATATGTTTAAGGATATTTTACCTTCCTTAAATTGTTCTGATAACTTAACATAACATTGTGACTTTAAATTAATAAAATTCTGATCGTGTAACGCCTTAGAGTTATTGACAAAGTTTACCCCACGTATCTGATCCGCAACACCTCCACCTACTCCATCAGAATCCACGATGACCTGTTGAGGATGTATCTTCCACTTTGCAATTAAATCCTTTATTTCGGAGGATAATTCTACGGTTGATAATTTCCTATACACAAGTACTTCCATGACCACCAGTCCATTCCAAACCACCACTACGGACCTATCATCACCAAACCTACCAACGTCAACTGATAAATATCTTTTACTTGATTCATTTGGTGTATCTCTAAATACTGAATTGGATATACTATCAAAATCAAATAAACTATCGTCTTCTTCCATATAGTTCCAATCACCTTCTAATAATCTCCTACGTTGTGCGTTGGGTAATGATTGTAACATTTGTATATATGATGATGGTAGATGGGGATTGTCTGTTGGTAGTGCGGGTACACACTTCATATTGTCTGGCAAAGTATCCTGTATATATGGAATATAAAATACTTTCTTCAACCATACTTGACCAGGGTTACACGTCATTAATAGTTTCGGTGTTAGTTTATATTGATTTAACTTGAAACGAATACGTGATTTAAGAATGTTATACGCAAGTTGTGGTATCTGTGCTGCCTCATCTATAAACACTGCACTAACCTCAATACCTCCTAATGAATCATAGTTGGGATCTGATGGTTGATACGCTAAGTCCTTTAATATAATCTCACTCTTATTGGTAAATGTTAATACGTTTGATTGACCATTATAGTTATAGTTCTCCCCTGACTTTAAACCCATTTGTTGTAATACCTCAAATAATGTATTGAGGGTTGTTAACTTTAATTGTTGTAATACAGTTCTACCAATTAAACATCTAATACCAGGGTATGTTAAACATAATGTACTGATCCATAGACAACCCAACCAACTCTTTCCCGCACCGGCACTACCACCGTACAGAACTTCATTGATTGAACTATCCATCAGTAACTTCCACGCCTGAGATTGTTTCTTGGTTAAATCTATATTAATCTCCATATAAAAAGTTATACGCTGACAGGTCTTCAACATCTTCGTTTAAACCTATTTCATTATCCCATCTATCTCTATCATGTTCTATCTCACAATCAACTCTACCTCTATCACATCTTAACATCCAATCTTCTCTTGTCTTATTGTGGTAATGATTGATCACCGCAACATCT